AAAACGAAATGGTTGATGCAGGTGTAGATATTAGTCAAATTATGTCTGTTACAGGACACGCAAACATTGGTTCAGTACAGCCGTACATAAAAAATACGTATACGAGTGCGAATAATGCTTTGACAGCCAGAACGAATCATGTTAAAAGCATTTCAAATGCCGACACGGAAAGTGATACATTATGATAAATGATATATACAGTTTAGTGTTACAGTTAGATTTATGTAATGGAGAAACAAAGCGTATGAATTGTCCTAACTGTAATGGCTACAAAACTTTTACAGCTACAAATAATATGGGTAAGCTCGTATGGAATTGCTATAAAGTTTCGTGTTCTATATCTGGTGGAGTCCGTGTTCAGCTTACCTCTGAAGATATTAAAAAGTCTTTAGGCTATGCTGTAAAAGAGTTGGACAATGCTGACTTTTCAATGCCAGAGTATGTAGTTCCGTACAGTGGACAGCGTGATATTACTAGATTCACAGCAAGGTTTGGCATTGACGAATGGGAGTTACACTATGATGTAAAGGACAATCGTGCTGTATTTCCTATCATGGATAATGGCTATATCGTAGATGCTGTGGGACGTTCTTTGCGAAATAGTTTACCTAAATGGAAAAAATATGGGAATAGTGGCTTGCCATACTCGTTTGGTTGTGGTAAGGTCGCTGTAATTGTTGAAGACTGCGTGAGTGCTTGCGTGGTAGGCAGGGGAGAATTTGTGGGAGTTGCTGTGTTGGGTACATCTCTTGTCGAATCACACAAAAAGTATCTCTCGCAGTTTTCGACAGTGGTTGTAGCATTAGACCCTGATGCACTACCGAAGACAATAGCGTTCAGTAAAGAGTTAAGAGGGCATGTGGACGAGGTAAAAGTTTTACGTTTGACAGATGACTTGAAGTATCAAAATAAAGTTGACATGGAAAATTTAGCAAGAATAGGAGATACATCATGGAATTAAGTTTAGTCAGAAGTCTTATGGACAGGAGCTTTTACGAAGAACACAGAGGTGCTAGATGTCCAGACAGATTGTTTAGTAAAGATGTACGAAAGATTAAGACAGCCGTAGATAAAGCAATGTACAACTATGAGCGTACAGTAACACCAGACGAGATAGAAGCATTATTTATGGCAAACAATCCGACACTCACTACTGCACAGAAAGGTGCATACAGTGATTTGTTTAAGAAGATAAAGCAAGAACAACCTCTAGGAAGTGACGTAGCACAGGAAGTCTTGTCAAAGTTATTCCAACAAGTTGTAGGCGAGGATATAGCGAATCTAGGATTTGATTATGTGAATGGTACACAGAGTAATCTTGAGCCGTTGCGTAATATTTTAGAGAGCTATGGTGATGATTTCACACCTAACCTCAACATAGAGTGGGATAATATGGACGTAGACACTTTGTTACAAAAGAATGATATGGAAGCACGTTGGGCATTTAACATTCCATCACTTACTAGAGCCGTTGAGGGTGTCAACGATGGACACCTGATTGAAGTGGGTGCTAGACCTAACACAGGTAAAACGTCTTTTCATGCGAGTTTGATTGCAGGAGTAAATGGTTTTGCAAGGCAGGGTGCTAAATGCATTGTGCTTTGTAATGAAGAGGGCAGTCATCGTGTGGGTCTACGCTACCTCACTTCAGCTACTGGTATGGATAAGTACCAGATAAAGGAGAACCCTAGTAAAGCAAAGGAGTTGTATGCACCCATCCAAAAGAATGTCAAGCTACGTGATGCCACTGGCAAGGATATGTCTTGGGTTGAGAGTGTATGCAAGTCGTATCAGCCTGACGTAGTTGTTTTGGATATGGGGGATAAGTTTGCTAAAACTGGTGGGTTTGCTAGGACAGACGAAGCTCTCAAAGCAAATGCTGTCCATGCTCGTATGATTGCCAAGCAACATAAGTGTGCCATATTCTACATGTCACAGTTATCTGCCGAAGCAGAAGGCAAGGTTGTACTCAACCAAGCTATGATGGAAGGTAGTCGTACAGGAAAAGCGGCAGAAGCCGATTTGATGATTTTAATTGCGAAAGATGCTCCTGTAAATAACAAGAGTGGTAATGACGATGGTGGGGAAGAAAGTACACTGCGACATATCAATGTAGTTAAGAATAAGTTATCAGGTTGGCATGGTCGCATCGTGTGTGATTTAGATTACAAAACAGCGAGGTACACAGCATGAACCAATTAGATTTATTTTTATCAGAGAAAACTAAAATAGACCAATCTATTAAAGACATATCTGAAGTTCCTATTTACTTTGGTGATAAAGGACAAAGAAGAAAAGACTTAAACAGAACCTCTGACTTTATAAAAAGACTACGAAAAGGAAAATACACTGTGTATTCCACTGGTGGTACACATCTACTTCCAAAGTATGAGGGCAGAGAGGACTTTCCATATCTAATAAACAATGATACGGACAAGGTGTTGCGTCCTAGCTTTAGTCGTGCTGTTTACCCTTGCTATAGATTATACGATGATGACAGGCAAGGTTGTTCTATATATAGCCACAGAATATTTGGTATGGCTTTTGTATACAATGACTTGCCTTTCGATAATTATAATCTAGATCATATAAATGAAGATAAATTAGACTATGCTATAGACAACTTGCGTTGGGTGTCCGTATCTGATAATATGAAAGCTATAAAAAATAGGGCAAGTTCAAAGAACAGTAAATTTAAAATATATTCTAGTGAAAATTATGTGTGAGGTAATATGAAATTAATATTAGATGTAGAGAATACAGTAACAAAAAGAAATGGTCGGATGCACCTTGACCCATTTGAGAAGAACAACTCTCTTGTGATGGTGGGTATGAAAGGAGACTTCGGTGAAAAGATAATTACATTTGACCACAGCGAGTCAGAGCCGACACCAAATGGCACAGGCATAGTTCAAGATATGCTAGACAAAACAACTGTTCTGGTATGTCACAATGTTGCACACGATCTTGTCTGGTTATGGGAGTCAGGTTTCAAGTATGATGGAGTAGTTTTTGATACTATGTTGGGTGACTATGTATTACAGAGAGGACAGAAGAAACCATTGTCTCTGGAAATGTGTGCAGAAAGATACGAGCTTGACACAAAGAAGCAAGACACTTTGAAAGAATATTTTAAGAAAGATTATTCTGTTCGTGATATACCTCACGGTGAATTAGCAGAGTATCTAGCTTACGACTTACGTGCTACAGATCAGTTGGCAGACAAACTTTTCGAAAGGCTGTCTGGTGCAGATGCAGGTCTTATGAACACTGTGAGTCTAACCAATATGGTGGCTGTCTGCTTGTGTAAGATATATCGAAACGGTTTTATGGTAAACTATGTTGAGCTAGAGGAAGTTAAACAAGAGTTTGAAGCAGAGAAGAAGAAACTTATAGATGATTTAAATGTACAGGTGCGAGAACTCATGGGGGATATTCCTATCAATCTCAATAGTCCAGAGCAGTTGTCTTGGGTTATATATAGTCGTAAACCAAAAGACAAGAATGATTGGTCAAGTTGCTTTCACAATAGAATGGAGCATAAGTCATTTAGCAAAAAGATTCGTGACAAAGCAGAGACTATATATAAGAAGAAAGCATTTAGGTGTGAGTCCTGTGAGGGCAAAGGGTTTGTGCAACGGATTCGTAAAGATGGTAAGCCGTATGCCAAGATGTCAAAGTGTTCGACATGTGACAGTCAAGGATTTATATACAAGCAGGTATCGAAAGATATTGCAGGACTAAAGAGACAGCCTTGTAATGCACGATGGGTGAGTCACAGTGGATTCACAATCAATAAGGCCAACATAGAAACATTAGAGAACAAAGCAAAGAGACAAGGCGATACTGTAGCTGAAAGATTCCTGAAGAATATACGCAGGTTATCGGCTGTAGAAACCTACCTCTCTAGCTTTGTAGAGGGCATAGCAGACCATGTAAAGCTTGATGGTAGGCTACACGTTAGATTACTACAGCATCGCACCTCTACAGGCAGATTTAGTGGTGCAGACCCTAACATGCAGAACATGCCTAGAGGTGGTACATTCCCTGTGAAACGAGTGTTTGTGTCTCGTTGGCAAGAAGGACAGATATTAGAGTCTGATTTTGCACAGCTAGAGTTTAGAGTTGCTACGTTTTTGTCTCAAGACAAGACAGCCATGCGAGAGATAGCAAACGGTGTAGATGTACACGCATATACAGCCAAAGTTATCTCTGATGCAGGACAGCCTACAACTCGACAAGAAGCGAAAGCACATACGTTTGCACCTCTTTACGGTGCTACAGGCTATGGTAGGACTGTAGCAGAAGCTGAATACTACGAGCAGTTTACTGGTAAGTATGAGGGCATTGGAGCATGGCATGAGAACCTTGCAAACGAAGCTATTGAAACACTAAAGATACGCACACCATCAGGCAGAGAGTTTTCTTTTCCAGATGTGCAAAGAAAAGGCAAGAGCAAGGTTACGTATGGTACACAGATAAAGAACTACCCTGTACAGAGTTTTGCTACGGCTGACATTGTTCCTCTGGTGCTGATAAAGATCAGTGAAAAGCTAGAAAACATGCAGAGTTGTATTGTAAATTCTGTGCATGATTCCATCGTCATAGACATTCATCCTGATGAGAAAGAAGCTGTATTAAAAGTAATGCAAAATGTTAATAAAAATTTAAAAAATATAGTTGACAATCACTTCAATATAGACTTTAATGTACCTTTATTGTTAGAGTCTAAAATAGGAGATAATTGGCTTGACACCAAAGATGTCTTATGATATAACTATAGATTCGTTAATTTGAAAAGGAGATAATACATGAGTACAAACATTACCACAATCGACACAGATAACTATGCAGTCATGGCTAAAGCTATGGGCATGGCTACTGACACAGGTACAAAGCAAAAAGCAAGCACACTCGCAAGGTTACGCATCAATCATTCACCTTTGATGGGGCAGTCTGAAATCAACGGAAAGAATGTAAATGTAGAAGTTGTCGAGGGTGGCACATACAAACTTGACATTCCTGATGGTGAAACATTTTATTCCACCACAGCGAAGGTTCGCCCTTTCGTACAGAGGTACATGTACAAGCGATTTGTCATGGGTACAAACGATTCCCCAAACAAATATATTAAGACTGTTATGAATGACAATCTTAATGTTGACCTCAAGGACAACGATGGTGGGTTTAACTGTGGTAAACCTGCAGGGTTCATTCAAGACTTCAAAGCTCTTGACCAATCCACACAGGATCTTATTAAGCAGATCAAGAGAGTGCGTGTTATACTAGGCACAGTTGAGTTGGTCAACCCTGTCAACGCTAGTGGGGATAGCGTGGAGTTAGGTGTTACTCCTTTCATCTGGGAAGTAGAGAACAGAGATGCCTTTAAAATACTTGGCAACTGTTTTGTAAAGCTTTCCAAGATGAAGAGATTACCACCACAACACAACATCGAAGTGGCTACAGAGCAGAGAAAGTTACCCAATGGTAATAGTTTCTATATACCATCTGTGTCTCTTAACCTCACAAATGTTATTAAGTTATCTGAAGAAGATCAGCAAACCTTTGCCGATTTTATGCAGTGGATTGATAATTACAATGACTATATAATCAATGCTTGGAACGAAAACTCTCGTAAGAAAGAGGACATGGATATGGACATCGTTCAAGACTTGGTAGAAACAGAGGAGATTCCATTCGAATGAACCATCCCTCTGAAATAGCTCTGCATCAGTACCTTGAAGATGCAACCAATGGCAAAACTTCTATGTCTACTAAAACCATCACAGGTATTAAGAAAGACATAGGAGAAGCATTGAAGCGTCAGTTTGGTAAGAAGACTAAACGCAGAGAGTTTCAAATACGTATGTCAAATGTAGGCAGACCATCTTGCCAACTCTGGTTTGAAAAGAATAGCCCAGAGAAAGCAGACCCTCTGCCTACAACATTCGTGATGAACATGATGCTTGGCGATATAGTCGAAGCTGTATTCAAAGGATTGATGAAAGAAGCTAAAGTGAAATTTAAGGATTCCGATAAGGTGTCTTTAGATCTAGGTGAAACTAAAGTAAGTGGTACATACGATTTAATACTAGATGACGCAGTTGACGATATCAAGTCTGCTTCAGATTGGTCGTACAGAAATAAGTTCGAATCTTATGATACCCTTGCCGAAGAAGATCCTTTTGGTTACGTGGGGCAGTTGGCAGGTTATGCCAAAGCTTCTGGTAAGAAAGCAGGTGGTTGGTGGGTTGTAAACAAAGCCAATGGTCAGTTCAAGTATGTACCTGCAAGTAATATTGACGTAGACGAAGAAGTTAAAAAGCTTGAAACAAACGTCAATGTAGTAAAGAGTAATGTGTTTAAAAGATGTTTTGAGTCTGTAGAAGAAACCTTCAGAGGTAAGGCTACAGGAAATAGGGTGTTAGGTATAACTTGTTCTTTCTGCCGATATAAAAATTCATGTTGGGAGAATTTACAAGAACTACCTTCCCTGTTGTCCAAAGCTAAAGAACCTAAAATTGTTTCATATGTTAGTATAGGAAAGGAGAATGTAGCATGAATGATAAATCTAACACCACACTAGATGAAATGGCTAGTGAGATTAGCGAAATGGAAAAGCAACTTATGGAGATGAAGAAAGCTTATCGTGAGAGAAAGTATGAAGGTTTGAAGATAGCAATGGATGCTAGAAAGTCTGCAGACGAAGCTCTTAATGACGAGCTAAAAGCTCTTGGGTTGAAAGCCTTTCCGTTTGGTAGATCTACATCTGTCTGGTGGTAAGTGTACGCTTCTTCCAAATATAAAGTAGCACGTAGGCTAGGTTTCCGTAGTGGTCTTGAAGTAAAGATCGCAGAGGAGTTGAAAGAACTCTCCATTCCATTTATATACGAAGGTATGAAGATAGAGTGGGAAGACCTAGCTTACAGAATGTATACTCCTGACTTTGTTTTGCCGAATGGAATAATCATAGAAACTAAAGGCAGGTTTACTGTGGCTGATAGACGCAAGCATATTTTAATAAAGAAGCAAC